GACCTCGACTGCATCGACCTCGGTGTAGCGGACTACGGTATTGATCGCGATGCCGGTCTTCTTGCTGACAGCATATGGCGTCAATCCGGTTGCGTCATGTGCTGCCTTGAACCTAACGATAAATTTCACCATGTGCTCCCTTTCTATTATGCCGACTATACTACAAGTACTTGACATTGTCAAGAGGTTCGAGTATAATATGTCTAGAGGTTGATATAGGAGAGACCACAGATGAATGAAACCCCACCCGCCGCAACTGAGCCTGTCGTTATCGGCAGCAGCTCGTCCGCCTGGGCAGACCTGGCTCACGCCAGCTTTGCCGAAATCTTTGACCGCCTCGACGCCATCGAGCAGCAGCTCGTCAGCCCGCCCGACGACGATCACAAAGCAAGAACCCCCGCCGCCGTCCAAACGCCAGGGGTTCTCATCACCTTGCAGCCACAGGAAGGAATGACCAATGCTCACTCCCGTCCATGACATCACATCAACCGCTATTGTACCACATTCGCCCCCGGATGCCAGCGCCTGCGCGAAAATCCAGCCTGCGGCATTCATCGAACTGGTCAGGCCCGTCCGCCTGACCGCAACCGACGGCGTCATGGTTCGCTCTATACTCAGCGACAGCCTGACCGAAGTAAGCGCGGACGATCTCCGGCGTCAGCCCCTGATGTTCAGTCCCGCCTATCGACTGGAGGCCGAGCGGCAGGCAGGGGACTGGGAGGCCGTGAGTCCAGAGCGAGAGCGACGCTGTGATGTCGAAAGCCTGATCGATAGCTGGGCCGCGCTCGCCCTTATCGAAGCGCACCGATAAAATAACGAAGAAGCGAGGGAAACAAACAGATGGCTACACAGTCAATTCAGAACCCATTTGCTCTGGCGACTCCGGTTGCCAAGAAACTCAAAATCCTGATCTACGGCCCCCCTGGGTCGGGTAAAACCCGCGCTGCCCTGACCTTCCCCAAAGCAGCCCTCATCGACGCAGAGGGGGGAACAGAACTCTATCGTGGGCGTCCGGGCGTGCCCTCCTTCCACGTCCTGGATAGCAAGAGCGTGACCGACCTGGAACGCGCCATCGCGTTCATCGAGCAGGATGCAGGCAAGACCTACGAGACGCTGATCATCGATCCGATATCTGTCTTCTACGACGTTCAGAAGGCTGCCGCCGAACAAACATCCAAAAGCGGGGCGCTGGGCTACCGGGAATGGTCCCAGATAAACACTCGCATGAAGCGCGTCTATAACAGTCTGACCAACCTGCCCGTCCACGTGATCGTTCTTGCCAGGGAAAGCGCGGAGTACGCCTCGAAAGGCTCCAACCTGGAGAAGGTCGGCACAAAACCAGACTCGGACAAAGCCATCGACTACATTTTCGATTTCGTCCTACGGATGGATACGGATCATAGCGCAGAGGTTCGCAAAACACGAGGCATCACTCTGGGGAAAAATGGGCGATTAGACAAGGTGGATTGGAGTGTCTTCGAGCCGGTTTCCAACGCCTTTGTCGATGGCGACACTATCGAACATACAGACGATACCACTATCGCCCATCGGGAGTCGCTGTTCTACAAAGAGGCTGCTGACTCCGCGCAATCCAGCGCACAGAACAAGGCCCAAAGCAGCAGCACTCACAGCAAACCCTCCGAAGCTGTCCGGCATATCACCTTGAAAAAGAAAGGGGAGATCAACCGGCTGCTGAAACCCCTGTACGGCGACAAGGCCACAATAGCCGTGCCCAAACAGATCAACCGGTTGCTGGAACAGGGGACTATTCACAGCGGGACCAGTGCCCTGGCGGCGGCGGTTCACATTCTGGTGGATCGAGCCAACGATCATTATGAGATGGATGCGGGCGACGTGCTGATCGCCCTCAACGAATCCCTGCCTACGCAGGAACGAGTCGAGTCCATCAACAATTACTTCACCGACAAGCAATCCCTGGAAGATCAGAGCATGGGCCTGGATGATTTCTGGCAAGCAGTGGTGCAGTTTGGGGGAAAAGTCACCCCGAAGAGTGATGACACCATCGATCGCCAGGAAACGCTGGCGGACGAATACAGCAAACCGGCAGCGTCCAAATTCAATCAGAACGGGAAATCCAGGCAGCAGGCCGACGAGCAGAAGAAAACCCGCTACACCGGCGGCGATCTGCTGTCTATCCACACGGTCGAACTGGATATGACCCATCGCGGCGGCAACCGCTGGACAGCCTGGGCCGACGACACCGACGATAGAAAGCGCCGCTTCCGAATCACGCTCTATCCCGAAGACGTGCGCAAGATCGGCGAGCGTAGTGTCTGCGTCCATGTGACCACCAGAGACACCCAGGGTCACAGCCAGCGTCTGGATGAGGTTTTCGATCCGGAACCCGCGCTTTCGGAATAGAGTGCCCGGAGCTTGACAGCATCTGGGCACTCTGATAACATGTACTATGAAGGACATTATAAAGGAGCGCGCGATGTTCGAGCAATTTACCACAGCGATACCCTTAGCCGAACTGTTCAAGAAACTGGTCTATGATGACAACCGGCGTCTGGGCAGACGACACATACTGGATCGGATCGCCGATTTCGAGAGCGCCGATTGGCAGCCCCAGGCGCTGTCTGAGGTCTGGGATAGCCGGTTCACATTCGACGGGGACACGATTGACTACGAGGGCGAAAATCTGTTCGACGATCTGGTGTTTCTGTTGACAGCTTACCTGAAGGCACTGGGGAAAGAAACGGGCGGAGTTTCGTCAAAGCGGGTGTTCAGCACAAAGGAGGCCGCTAACTACCTGGGGGTGTCGATACGCACCATGAAGTACCACATCCATACGGGCAAGAATCTGCATGGCACGCTGATCGGCCATTCGCTGATCTTCACTCAGGAGGAACTCGACGCCTTCCAGCGAAATCGACGCGATCGCGGCAGACCACCGAAGGAGTCGAAGAGGCAAGCAGCCTCGTGACCCCGAATCAAAAAACTCCCCGCCAGGGCGGGGAGAAAGATCGTTCAACCACTCCCCTCTCCGTCCGGGAGAGGGGCCGGGGGTGAGGTTATCGCAGCACCCGCTGCATGTCTCCGTCCGGCCAATCGACCGGCTCCACTCGATACGACAGCCACAGCACATCGCCCTCCCACAGAGGCCGGTTCAGATTTAGCCCACAACTGAGCACGATCCCCAGGTCAACTGTCGCTTTGAACGAGACCGTTACGTGCTCCACCAGGTCATCGCTCCAGGAAGTCCTATCTGGCAATAAACCCTGCGGATCGAAGCCGTAACGGAAGCCGGAATCGGCCCACAACATGCACAGTCCCTGCCATTCTTTCGACGACTCGGCATACGACACCGCGCCAATCGTCTTCACCAACGGTTGATATTCCAGGTCAGCTACGTAATTCTGACCCGCCTGTAGTTGCAGCCCGGCCACCACCAGCGACGCCAAACCGCTCGCCGCCGTCACGTTCATGCTGAAATGATCGTTTTTGTAGAAGACATCCGGCACCCAGTCGCTGATCATCAGGTCACCGTGCAGCCCCGTCATCTGGAAGGCCCAGTCATATGTCACCGGTCCGAACGGCGGCTTTGGTGCCTGCACCGTGTGCTTGATCACCTCCGCCGACCCCGGCACCGGGAAATGCGACCGGCTCTCCGGCCACAACCAGGCTCCGGCCTCCAGGTCATAATTATTGACGTTGATCGGCGTGAACAAAAAGCACGAATGAAGTCCGCTCGCCGGACAGTCCGGGGGGGAGGTCGGGCTGGGGGGAGCCTCGACCTCCCGTGTGGGCGTGGGTGGAGCCATCGTTACCGGCAGCGGCCCGCAGGCCGCCAGAAACATGAAAATGAGCAGCACAATTCCCCCTCTCCATGCGATGGGGAGGGGGTCAGGGGGTGGGGAATCGTGGATAATCATATTTCTGTCAGCCTTGCCAGCGATTTTCGGCGGGCAGATCGACAGCCACAACGGGCTTCTTCAACCCGGCCTTGCTCTGAAAACCAGCCGTCCCGCGCGCCTTCAGGTGCGGCTGCCACGACGCGCTCAGAAACTGGATGCCCAGCGTCCCCAGCAGCCAGGGGCCGAAATCTTCCACCACCCGGCTGAGGAAGTCCACCACCACCGCGAGCTGCGTCTCGTCGATGAGAGCCGAATTCACCAGCCCCTTGATGCCCACCAGGGCCACGATGAAAATTAACGCCACGTGACCCGCCTGTGGGTCGAACTGGGTGTACTTTCGCGCCACCCACTGCACGATCTCCACGCCATAAAGCAATAGCGCCAGGCCGCCGCCGATAAACTTCAGCCCGAATCGCTCGATGGCATACTCGAAGAACGCCACCAGATCGCTTTGCTCCCCCTCGCTCCCCACCCTGACTCCCTCCCCATACATGGGGAGGGCCGGGGAGGGGTTGGGGGTGGGGATAAGACGTGACTCCCCTACCGCTGCCACCGATGACAACACCGCCAGCAGCATGATGATCAGAATGATAAGTCGTGATTTCAACTCACACCTCCTGCGGCTTCTTCCGCCGCTTCTTCTTCGCCCTGCTTCATAGTCATAAATTCCGACGCCCACACCTTGTTCATCTCTGTCGCCCGCTTCATCGCCTCAATTTCGATCGACAGATCGTGGTTGTGCTGTTGCAGCCGCTCGTGCTCGCGCTCGGCGTTATTCGCGCGGTCACTAGCCTGTTCCAGCAGCAGCCGCAGTTCGGAATATTTGACTTTTACATCGTCGATCTCGACCCGCAGTCCCTGTATCTCTTTCCGCAGGTTGTCACGCTCCTCTTTGATGATGTCCAGTTCCTGCGTGACCCGATTCTTGTCCTGCATCAGCCGCCGATTGCGCTCTTCTTCGACCGCGTGGTCTTTCGTCTTAGCTTCGTATAACGTCAACACCCGTTGAAAATTGTTGATTTGCTCCTCATTGCGGTGGCGCTGCTCGGCGAGTTCTTTCGCCAACACGGTCATCTTCTCTTCGAGCAGAACAACCTTTCCGGCCTCATCTCGCAGATCGGCCAGTTCCTGGTCGCGCGCTTTTTTCTCCGCCTCCGCCTCCGCCGCCAGTGCCTTCTGCCGCTCGTCATGCCGCTTCAGCAGCGTCCGTACCACGACACCAGCACTGCCACCCCCGCCGAAAACCAGGAGCAAAAGTTGAGCGATGACTCCGATAACCTCACTATCCATGAGTCGCCCCGTTCAGCCGGAAGTAGATAATCAATAAGTAGGCGTAGATCATCCCGAAGGCCACCGCCGCCGCCAGCGACACCGCCCCGGCCAGGAACCCCGCCACCGCCGCCAGGCAGAAGAAGAGCAGCGGCAGCGATAAGATCACAAATAGGATATCGTGATACGGAATCGACGCCGCCGGGATCAGCAGCCGGAGCACGATCAGACCCCCGGTCACCAGGAACACCACCGCCGTCCGATCCGGGCTGAGAAATGGCAACACCGATTCGACATACTGTGCGACCGTAGACACCGGCGGTGCCAGCAGCGATAGACCGAGCAGCACCTGTCCGCTCCCTGTCACTATCGTTATCAGCCACCGCGTCCCGAATTCCATCATGTCATTTCCCGCACCCACATCTTTGGATGAACCGCATAGCTGGCCGTCTGCCCGGACACAGCGTTTTTGACAGGCTTCTCACCATAGGAACTGATTGCTCCCGTCGAGCCGTCTGAAAGCGATCACTCGTCCCCCGATCTCATACCAGCCTTTATAGCCGGTGTCGGATTCCACACCATACGCGCGATAGCGAACGGCACGACGCAGACCGACATACAGCAGCCAGCGCCACAGTGCTTTAATTCGAAACCAGATCATCTTGCCTCCTTTGAGTGCCGACTCTAATCGCGATCACAATCACAATGCGTTGTTTGCACTGACGACCGCCCAATCGGTATTCGCGACGATCCCTTGTAGCTTGATGTAATCAGGCTGATTAAATAACGAAATCGAGCTACCGGTTTCACCGATGGTATCTCCCGACGCCGCTTCGATACTGGCATCAAAATTGATATCAACAATATAAATTTCGACCGTATCATCAACAGCAAAAGTGGCGGGAAGCGTGCAAACCTTCGCTCCGACCCCCGCAGTGTCCCATTTGTAGCGCCCGTTTGCTACCGCCGTGAAATCCGTCGTCTTCGTTTCCCAGGAAGGCATCGAGGCCGCTCCACTTTGCGTTGTCTCTGTCCACACCGCAGCCGTCGCCGTCGGGTCAAGACAAATATATGCTTTGTCGTTCGTTGTATCGACCCACACGCTCCCCACAGCATAGCCGTCGCCGCTATCGTCATCGGCGGTCGGGGCCGTAGAGGCAGCGAGATTGTGCTTCAGGATTGACAGCGCTGCGCCTGCGCTCGCCTGGATAACGTGTCCGGGACCGGTCGCGCTCAGGTCGGCCTCGGTGCCCCCGCTCTCCAGATTCACCGTCCCATCTTGTCCCTTCGAAAGGAATTCTGGGGCATTGAAAAGGTAGCGCCCTGATTCGAGGGCGGACATGCCCTTCACCAGCACGACCCAGCCAATCAGAAAACGTCCAGCGGTCACGCTGCTGGGATAAAACCCGCCGGCGAAAGCCTGTTCGTGTCCGAGTTCTGCCGGGAATTCTGCCCCGGCGGTGTAATACAGCGTCCCATCGGTGGGATCGACTTCGACCAGATACGCCTTTGCCTTGCCGTTCGTGGCCGGTACCAGACTGGTAAAATCCTGCGTGAGCTGCGCCGCGATGAAATAGAGATTATTGTTGAGCGAGTACACCCCATCACTGACCACCGCAAACATCGACGGTGTGGGCGAGGTTGGATGGAGCGTGGCGTAATCTAACTGGTCGATGCTGACTACCCGCTGGTCATGCAGATAGACGCCTTCAAAAAACTCGGTCCAGAGTTCGTCATTGCGTCCAGCAATCTTGAACTGCTTTCCATCCCAGGTCACCAGCACCGGTGCGCCATAGAGCAGTTCATCCGAACGCAGAAGCGTATTCATGACCATGCCCGGCGACTCCTGGCCGGTGGCGTCCTGGACATAGACCATCCCGATCTTATCAGTCTTGTCCTTTGGCACCACCACCAGGCCATCGGCAGGGTTGCCCAGTCGAGTCGCGAAGGGTTCGTAGAGTGCTGAACCCAGCGCCTCTTCCAGTGCCTGTTGCAGAGTACGGGCCTCAAACCGGGTGAAATTCTTCATACCAGTGCCAGCATCCCCCGGATTGTCCCGACATCACCCCACACGGCAGCCAGGTTCCCGCGCTTGTCCTCGATGGCACTGCCCCCGTCGCCGCTGTAATCCAGTGCTGCGACCCCGCCGAGCAGCAGGATATCACCGGAGACTTTGACCGCCCGGTAACTGCTCACCCCCCCGTTCGACCAGGTGCCTCCCTGATCGACCGACTGGAAGAGCCGCCAATCGGCACTGCCATCGCCGCCGACCATCGCGATATCGTTCACATCTTGCTTGCTCACACCGAGGCCATAGGGCGCATCCGGGCGACCGTCGGGCGTGCTGGGCGTGATCGTCCACCAGGTCGGACTGGTGTGTACGTCGTCTACTCGCTTCAAAGCACCGGCATAGATTGTCTCTGTAATATCGATCCGAGGCCGGGTGATCAAAATTCTCCAGGTCGCTTCATCCTGGAGAGTAGTAGCGTCTGGTGTCCCGGAAGTCGTAATCTCGATAGACTTGATCCGCTTTCCACCCGTGATGTCGATATTCGTTTCCAGTTGAACCGCCACAAAGTACGTATAGATGCCGCCGACCGGGCCTGTTGTCGTCGCGGTGCTCGCGTTGTAGATAAGCGTCCCCGAATCCGTGTCCGTGCTGTCGTCGTCAAACGTGACAAGAATCGTCCAGGGCAGAGTCCACTCGACCTGACCGGGAGTACTCACCGTTGTGCGTTTCTCGAAACGGAAAGTAATGCCGTTGCCGCTGTCCCAGTCGCTGATGGGATTCTCTTCAAAGCCAGAGGGTTTCAGCTGCCACAGCGTCTCCAGCGCCATGCTGCTCGGCTCGGCGACACCCGTGTGCTCCAGGTAGTGGCCGGATGGACCGCTGAGCGAGTAGCTTGCCGCAACATCGACGCCGCCTACCTGTGAGAGCGTCGCTTCCTGACTATCGGTGTAGAGCGGCTCTGTGGTCGAATCCATCGACACCGTGTTGAGGGTGGTCGAAATTGTCGTGAAGACGACGTAGGCACTGTCCTCCCCATCAGCGATGATCATCGGGATCGGTCGCGATATCGTCGAGGCCCCGGAGACCGCACTGAATGTCCCCCCGGTGGTCGCGGCGCGGTAGAGAGTGTAACTGCTGCCATTCCAGCCGGCCGCCAGCTGCGCCTGGCCGTCGAGGGCGAAGCCCAGATCGGCGTTGTCGTTTCCGGTGTCCACGTGACCCGACCCGACCGTGACGGCGGCGGCCCATGTGCCCCCGTTGTCGGTCGATCGACCGACGTATTCCCCGCTCTGATCGTGCCAGTGCACGGCCACGAAATCATCGTAATCCCGTGAGCACTGGATACGCGCCCCGGTCGAGACGCTGCTATCGTTCATGGTGTAGGTAGACAGGAGTTCAGCGCTCAGTGTGGTGGCAAAGATGTCGTCGATGCGATAGATGTTCAAACTCGTGCCATCGGCAGTCACCACGAACACGCTGGCCTTGAAACTGGCGTTGAACCCGTTGGTGAAAAAAGCCGAATTGTAATCCCAGTCCGCGTCGCAAACGGTGCCCTCCAGGAGACTGCTAACATCCTGGAAGATCGGATTGGCGCTGGTCAACGAAAACGACCGCGCCAGTTCCCCGCCGTCATTGTGCACCAGCAGCAGGTTCAATTGCAGGCTGGTGTTCTTGGGTGCGAAGGGTACCGGGACGTTGTGCACCCAACCGAAATCGATCTGTCCCGCCCCTTCCCCACGCGGCCAGGGCAGTTCCTCGCCCGGCTGTCCGAAGGTCTCCGGCTGAAAACTGACATCGATAGTTTTCACCAGATCGAAATCCTCCAGTTCATAGCGCCGATCCACACGCACTGGCAGCATCCGCGTGCCATTCCAGCCTTTGCCTCGTGGATCGTAGGTCGTATCGGCGGGGATCAGGAAGCTGTGCCAGACCATCTGCACTGGATCGACGATATCGAGATTGCGGTCGGCGGTGATTCTGATTTCCGGGGTCGGGTTATTCTGCTCGGCGTACCAGTGCCCGACCGCCTCTCTGACCCGTGTCAACCCGTCGGCGAGGGCGATAGAAAAATCGGGCATCCGCGTGCGCCCCACGCCCTGGCCGAGTTTGCGTATCGCAGCATAGGGCGCGATCCCCGACGCCCCCCCGCCGTTATAGGAACGTCCCGCCCCGATCACCTGTCCTACCTGCGGACGAAAGTTGTGCGGGTAAGTGATCGGGGGAATAATGTCCCCTGGCTGCCAGTCGAACACTTCGGCAACCGCATTGCGATAGGTGTTCCCCTCGCGGATCGGGTTCTTCCGCAGCGTCGTCGTCCCATCCAGGGCGCTGCCGAGATTGCCCAGCACTTGATCGGCGACCGATTGCATCTGGCTGCCCAGGTCGCCCGCGTCGAAGGGCCAGGACAATTTGCGCGGGGTCGTCAACGCCCCGACATCCAGATCGTGCATATCGAGCAGCGCCCGGCAGTGCCAGCGAATCAGGTAAAAGAGCGCCCCTGCCGGATTGGAGAGTGCCGTACTGCATTCCGTCCAATCGCCTGGCGTGCCTGAGACTTCGGCCAGAAGCTGCGAGGGCATCGGGATGTCGCGGGCGATAAGGTAGGGCGACTGCACCGTCATGCTCATCCGAGGCACTTCCCCGTCATGCTCCACCTCGTCGAAGCGAACGATGTACCCCACGAAGGTATCGGCCAGCACACCATCGCTCACCACCTGGCCGCCGAACAACGCGCTCTCGGTCAGCAGCACCCCGGCCCCAGGCAGGATCACGCTGTCGTCGAGTCCGTCACCCCAGACGCTTAGCACCAGTTCCGCCCCCTGCCGCGTCTGGGAGAAGCTCTCGATCTGCCAGGGGTACGTCTCGCCGAAGGGCGTATATCCCGTGCCCTTCACAAAGAGCCAGGTCGTGGCCGTGTGGCTGTTGCCGTTGCTGTCCGTCACCGTCAGTTGAATTCGATGCTGGCCGGGGGTGGCCGTCACTTCGATGACCGCATCCGACGTGGCATATCCCGCCACCAGCGACACACCGCTGAGCAGTGTCCAGAGATAGGAGGCAATCGAGAAGGCACCGTGTGCGTAGCTGCTGTTGCTGCCCTTGCGCGGCAGGGTGAATGAGGCTGTACCATCACTGCCATCGCCCGCCTGCCACGCGCCAGCGTTGGCGACAGGGGGGGGTTGCCGGTTCTGATCGACGTAGGTCAGGTCGTGCTCTTTGAAAAACGCCTTGTTCAGAATGCGCGAGTACAGGCCCCACAACGGCTTGTGGCTGTAGATCGTGACCTCATCATCGTCGGCGATGGCTGTTTCGATTCGTTCGGCATAGCCTGGCTCACCCAGTGATTTCGGATCGAGATACAGGGTATTGGCGATCACCGCTTTCCGCACCACGCCCCAGGTTTTGGGCGTGCCATCGCTGGCCGCGATTTTAACCAGTTGGCCGACCTCCACATCGTCCCAGCCGACCGTCGTATCAACCGTGAGATCGGCGGCAGGAAACAGGGTCGGCGCACCATTGATCAGGGCCGTCGCCGTCACCTGGGGCGCAATGATGTTCAACACCAGATCGACCGTATGCCGGTGACTTATGCGTAGGATGCTCTTATCGGCGGCGGAAATCGCGGCGGCAGTCATCAATCGATCACGTACCACTGCGAACCGTCGCTCACGATCCGGCCCGCAATGTCATACTGCGAGGTACCTGTCGCCAGCGTGGTAGAGCCATTAATGAGTTCCGCACCATCGGCATCCAGTGTGATCGCATTGGCATTGGCATCGGTTTTCACAATCACCACCGTCATGCCTTTGCAATTAGCCGCCGGAGCCAGGGTGATCGTGAAGGCCCCGCCAGTCGTGTCCCCGTCGATGGTGATATTCCGTCCAGGCGAGGCCGGAAGTGTGATCGCAGCGGTGACGCTCAGGTGGATATTGGCCGGGGATTGAGCGATAACATGCCATTCATCGCCATCGTTGATCAGTGTGACGGTCTCCCCTTCCCCGATCAGACTGTAGGTCGTCGCCGAATCGATGGTTTCTGCGCCCGATGCATCGACCGTGACGACGTTGTTACTGCTGTCTTCTTTCTTCACCACGTAGATCGCCCCGACCCGCGCCGTCGCCACCGCAGGCAGGTTGACCGTAATTGCCCCACTGGTCGCATCGCCGACGATGACGCTCTCATTCTCTGAGGCGGTGTAGGGACTGGCGGTGTCGTTGATCTCCGTCACCGGCAGCCGGTGCATGGCACTCACGATAAAATCGCGGGCGTCCTGCTCGCTGATGATGCGCAAGATGTTGTCGGCAAACAGCGCTTGAAGAGCACTCAGGGTTGTTACCGTATCGGCCATCAGGCATCAAATCCTATGCTAAATCCTCGTGTAAACCCAACCCCGGCGCTGGCAAGGGTCATCCCGACCAGTTCAAACGCGACATCGGTATGATAGATGACCGCGTGCGGGTGGATTGCTTCGAACGTGATTTCCGGGCGGATCATGGTCGCGTGATAAGCAGCCCATTCGAGCGTGCCGGTTTGCAGCCGGTCACGCACATACACCGTGACCGCCGCGCTCTCGTTCGGCTCGTCGCCTTCCGCTGACCCCTTGCTGAAGAAGGTCTGATCCATATAGTGCCACATCTCCTGCGTGAGGACGGCCAGGCGTAGGGTAGCGCGGCCCTTCCCAAATCGCCCCATCGAGCGATCCAGCGCCTGTACCCGGCTGACGTAGGGCTGGACGATATCGAAGCTGGCCGGAAGCCAGGCATAGGTCGGCAGCACCTGGTCAGATTGTGCCGGGAAGTTCGTGATGATATTGCTGTCGTCCGCCAGCAGCGCCAGCTCGGTGATCGTCCCGGCGGCCAGCCGATAATCGCTCATGACACTGCCTTGAAGCGCTTATTGACAATCGCCCGCACCGTCGCCTCGCCGATCTGGATCGCCATGTCATTGACGACCCGGTTGACCTCGCCCGGCGTGGCGATCTCGCCGACCTGGATCGGGCCGTTCACCTGCACCGTCACTGGAAATCCCGACCCCCCGGAGACCCCCCCGGACGGTCGCAGCGGCATAATGAGTTCAGGCCCCGCTTCCCCGACAAGGCCAACGGTTGGCTTTCGCACGATCCCGCCTCTGGCGAAGGCGGTCAGAAAGCCACCACTGCCGCCGAAGCTGGTCTGCCCCGGCCTCATTTCGATGGAGCCGGAGGACAGGGAGCGCGCGGGAGCGCCGACTCCCCCACCGAGATTGGCCGCTGCCGCCCCTACCGCCCGCAGAGCCGCGATCTCGGCATCCCGTTTGAGGGTGATTTCCGAGAGCGTCCGATTCAGCGCGTCGCGGGATCGCTGGTCGGCAATGCGCTCGTCTTCCTGCTGGCGGGCCAGTTGTTTGGCACGCGCAGCCTCTGCCGCCGCTTCCGCTTTGGCATACCCCGCAACCTCGGCGTCGATCCGCTGTTCAATCGCTGCCCGTTCCGCCGCTTCCTGCTCGGCCAGTTTAGCCCGCCGTTCCTCGAAGCTGACCCGGATATCGGTCAGTTCCGCTTCCAGACCGGCTCGCAGTTCGGCCACCCGCACCTCACGTGACTCGCGCGCTTCCTGGCGCTCGGCATCGAAGTCGGTTTGTCGATCCCTGGTCGCCTGATCCTGGTCTTCCTTCTTGCGCCGGTTCTCGACCCGGAAACGATCCTGCTCGGCGATGAAGGCCAGGATGTCGTTGTCGCGCTCGGCCTCGAACAGCGACCGCTGGTGGTCTTCCAGCCGCCGCTTCTGATCCCGCTCGAAGTTCCGGTTGAGGCGGGCTTCGTCCTTTCTGAAACCCTCCAGCGCGGCCAGTTCCGAGGCCATGTACTCTTTATTGACCGCATCCAGCGCGTCGGCGGTTTCACGCCGGGCATCGGCCTGGGCGCGGGCCAGTTCACCCGGCAGGGCACTCAGCTGCGACCGAATCTGCTCGACGCGCTCCTGTCCCTGCTCCTCAATGGCCGCGAGTTTCGCCTGGTGGTTTTCCAGAGCCTGCTCGCGGGCTGCATCGAAGTCCTCCTCAGCGCGTTCGGCCCGCAGACGCCGATCCTGGTTCAGTTGAGCCAGACGCCGACTTTCAGTGGTGAGCGCACTGGCCGCCTGCTGATCCAGGCTCCCGATACGCTGCCGGGCAGCCTCCGCCTCGCGTTCGCGGGCTTCGGCCAACTGCCTGGATTTCTCAGCCGCTTCCTCGGCAGATTTTGCGGCGTCATTGGTGGCGAAGGCGTTGTCTTCAAGTCCTGCCGTGAGCCGATCAATCAGACCACTGCTTTCAGCGATCTGCGCATCTAGTTCGCTAAAGCGTGTCCCTGCACTTTGGAAGTTGGTGTCGGCGATCCCTTTAACCGCCGTCCGAATGCGCGCCCCCAGATCGCCGAGTGTCTGCTGCTGCTCATCACGAAAGATGCGATCCAGTTCATCACGAATCTCGGTACGTTGCGTCCGTAAGCTCTCTAACCGACGCTGCTCTTCTTCAAGTCTTGCTCGGGCATCTTCGGTCGTACCCGTTTCCAGGAGACCGAAATAGGCTTCCTGACTGGCGACCAACCGACCCAATGCTGCCGATTGGGCCTGGATGGAATCGAGATAGAGCTTCGACGCAATTATTATCGCGCCGAGTCCTGCTAAGCCAGCCAGACCAACCGGCCCAAGTGCTTTTGCCGCCGCCAGTGCTGAATCTGGTAGGGCCACGAGAGATTGTTTCAGCCGAGGTAGCTGCTCGATGAGATCAACTGCATCCGCCGCAAGTCCAATACCACCAGCAGCGCCTGTCAATCCGGCTGTACCGGCCAGTCCTCGAGCTGCGGAGAGATTTGAGGCCACATCACCCGCAAGAGCTACCTGACCGGCGACCTGGTTGAATTCTTTGTTCCGCCTTTCTAAAACGCTCATGTCTTTTTCAGTTTTGCGCGCCGCAGTGCCGACCTTCTTGATCGACTTCGCCTCTTCATCCAGTGCGAGTGCCGCTTTTCGTACCTCGGCACGCAATTTATCGGTATCGCGGACGAAGGTTTGATGCTGGCGCACCAGGGGGATCGCCTCTTTGAGAAGTGCCCGCTCGCTGCGCGCCCAATCGTCGATCTCGGCTCGAATCAGCCCGATCCGCTTCTGCAGATCGGCCGCTTCGTTGCGGTTATATTTGAAGGTGAAGTCGAGAAATTTACGAGAAGTCATGATGTCCCCGAATCAAAGACGCCCCGTCGGGCGTCGAATGATTTGATAGTAGTTGGTCATTACTTTCGCATTTTCAGTTCTCGTTCGAGAAGCGCCGCTGTACGTCGCGAGTTCATCAAAATTTTAGGCGTGGAAACCCCTGGCTTTAGCGATGGGGTAGTTGACGATGCCCCTCCATGTGTCTTTTCACACAGTGTAACACACAGATTAGCATCAAACCTCTTACGGCGCAAAACAGTTGGCCGATAGGATGTTGGACTTACCCCAACACATCCCCAATCGAGGGAACCTCCTGGCGCTCGGCCAACTGCGCATTCCGATCATGCCAGTCGCTCAAGATGAGAAGCTGCCGGAAATCATGCAAAACCCACGTGGGCTGGTCGAGCCAGCTTCCGCCATAGGGCAGCACCTGGAACCCGGACATCTTCCATATCTGAAAGCACTCCAGCGACGTATCCGGGTTGCCGTAGAACCCGGCTTTCCGCGCCAGCGCCGTCAACTCGCTGAAGGGCCGATGGATGTCGTTGGCGTGCTGATACAGCACCCCCTCGACCCGCTCTAGGACGCGCCTTCGCTTTTCGAGGATAGCGGGGTCGCGCTTTTTTTTTCGGGCAATTGATCCTCCGGGAGCAGATCGGGGTCGCCGATTGGCTGGTTCACCGTGTTCAAAGCATTGACGATTTGTACCATCAAGTGGGGCGGGATATCCAGAAACCGCTCAAACGCCGTGGTTAAATCTTCGGCGCTGCTTCCCGGACTGATGAACAGGTTATTCAGTTCGCTCTTGCCTTCCACACGTCCCTGCGTGATGACGTAGGCGAAGGTCTGGACGCGGTTGAATTCCAGGTCATTCTCACCGGTGCCCAGGCGGATATAGACCACCTGCCGGTCGAGTACATCGCTGCCCCGTTCGGGGCGAATGATCAATTTCGCCCCATTATATTCTACCGTCTTCTCGTGGCTCATCGGTTAGTCCGTGTATTCGTTACGACGTGTATTCGTAAACGATGACAGCCTCTTCACCCGCCGCTGGCACCGAGACCCAGGTCAGGGTCTTGGTCGCGGGCACGACCGTATAATCGGTCGTCGCCGTCTGCTTAACGCCATCGACCCAGACAGCAATCTTGTTGGTCGTATGATCTCCCGCCGGGGTGAAGTCGAGCACAGTCGTAGTTATCACACCATCCCCTATGAAGGCATGAGCGGTGAGGCGATTCTCGGCCCAGAATTCGATGGCGTCGGCTTTGACATCGCCTTCATTGGCTTCAGACAGAGCCGTGCCCCAAAAATGGCTCCCAGCCGCGTTGATGATAGCGCTGAAGCGATTGACGTGCGCATTACGGTTCGAGATTCCGCCCGGCCCCAGATAAGTAACCTCCACTTTAGGTATCAGCGCCACCCGGAATCCGGCCTGATTCAGAGACGCAGCCGCCTGGCTTTTGGCCTGCGTGTTGATGATCCAGGCCATCGAAATCGGTGTGCGCGTGCCGGGGCGGATCAGGTTGAAATCCCAGTCGCCCAGGGCATAAACATTGGTACCCTGAAGCAGCGCAGCGATGGCAAAATCGACCGAGCCGGATTCGAAGGTGAAGCCAGTCTCTGATCCGGATTCGAATTGGAACGTCGCCAGGCGTCCATCATTGCCCTCGACATTGACCCGCTCCAGCTCCGGCACCTGAATATCAGCGGTCTGTGCGCCGATCATGATCAGCGCGCCGCTGTCGTCGCCGTTGGCGGGCGCGGCGGCGGCTCCAGAAAAGATGCTGTTGCTGTTCAGCACCCCGACGTGCACCGAGTCTAACCCGGCGCTGGCGAGCTTCTCGATATTGACGGGCATTATTCAGCCTCCATTTTCTCCGCTTTCGCGGCCTGGCTCGCAGTGCGCTGCGCCTTCTTCTGTTCCTCTTCCTCGGCGCGTTGAACTGTCTTGAAATGCTCAACGCATTCCTTGTAGATAGCCTCGCGCTTGTCCTGTGTCGTCGTCCGCGCTACGTCGGGCCGCATCCTGAAAAAATAGTTCGTTCCCGGCACCCGCGACCGGACGTTAGCTCCCAACGGTCTTCTGGTCATGACACAGAGAGTCGCATCGGTCTTGATCGACCCGTCCTCGCTGTATTCGCCGAATATGCTCATTTAGAAGTTCTCACTTTCGACTACAGGCAGCCGGAACACCACGCCCCAGTATGCCTGACTTTCTCGGATGATTTTTTGAATACCCCCGTCGGCCATCAACTGGCAGTCGTAGACCAGATCGCTCAGCCCGGTGACCGGATCGCCGAGCCGAATCCGCTCGGCGAAATACTTCGGCACCGAACTCAGGAACGCCTCGCAGCTTTCCATCGTGGCCGTGTCGGGGAACAATACCTCATCTCTGGTCTCGGCTACGTGCAGCAGCATCGTGAAGGTGCGCGTGACCAGATACATATCGGACGAAAGAAACTGCCGCTGTGCCGGAGCCTGCATCAGGCGCGTGACCATCGCCGGAAGCGCGGCGTCCTGGAACGGCGGTATCGCTTCCGGGTAGTCGTCGAGGGTGGTCGTCACCCCGCTGACCTGCCCGGCCAGCACCACGATCCGATCCTTGATTTCAGTTGGGGTTGCCACTACGCAAACCTCGATCCCGGCGGCTGGTCGATGACCTCGAAGTACAGGTCGATGAGTTCATCGGCCAGTTCGTCCGCCAACTGCTCGCCGATAAAATCCGCCCTCGGCCAGCCGGTATCGGCATGGAAAGGCTGCTGATCTTCGAACACCACGTACTGCGCGTAGAACGTGCCCTCGCTGTCCTGGGCCGTGTTTGTCGCCGTGATTTCGACACCGTCGGGAAGTCCCTTCGCTTCGACTTCCCAACTTTGTTGCAACCGATTGCTCCGCCGATAGGGCAGATTGCCCTCGCGTCGCAGCTTCGCCATGACATACCGTCGCTGCCGTTCAGATTTCCAGCGTATCGGATAGCGTGGCGATCCTGGATAAGGTCCGACCAGGGTCAGGATACGCTGGTAGAGATCGCCCAGAATACGCTGATTGATGACCACGTTCACCGTGCGCGGGGCTTTCTCGATAGCCTCTTCCAGCGCTTCCAGGACATCGGTATCGGCCTGAATTCGAAGGCTCGCGACCATCAGGTGATATCCTCGATGTCGGTGTCGATGTTCATATCGAGTGAACCGATCCGGATGCGTGTCCCGGAAAGCCCGGTTTGTCGCTCCCAGTAATCGAGCACCTTGCTTAGCTGCTCGAACCGCTGTGAACGCGCTTCGCTGTTCAAATCGAGATTGACATCGACCTGCACCGCATAAATCCCGATCAGTCGCCGCAACACCAGCACTGTGGTTTCATCCAGGTCATCCTCGGCACTCGCATAATCCTCGTCGAGCTGCGCGTCGGTCACTTTTGGATCGTCGGTGTTGGTGTCGCCGGTGCGCTGGCGGAGCAGCGTTTTCTGACTAGTCGTCAGCGCCATCGGTCGCCGCTTTCTTCTTCTTGCGCGGTTTTGTCACAGCGTCCACCTGCTCCAGCCAGTCAGCCAGTGCTTCAAGCCGAAGGCTCTCGACCCGTTCCATGTCTCGTCCCCGGATAGAGACTTCCGGGGGATCGAGAGCCAGTTTGGCCGACAGCCGCAGACTGCTTTCACGCAGCCGCCGCAAAGCCTGTTCCCGTTTGAGTGCCGTCGCACGAGGACTCGCCATCAAGCGGCGTGAGTGATGGCATCACTGATCACCAGTGAGCCATTCGGCATGACCAGAACCAGGTACTTCGTCAGCGCCCCGGCCTCATTGAACGTAATGTCCGCATCCCCATCCGCTTCGCTAATCAAGAGGCCGGAAAGATTCGCGACACTCTCGATCAATGCCCCATCCGTACCGATAGCCGCGCCGCCACTGTGAGCAACGCTAGCCGGGTCGAGTCCGGCGGCGTCATCCGCCAGATACCAGGGCACGCACACCGGCGTCGCCATGTCGGCCCCTGCTGCATCGGTGAACTGGATGGTGACGTTGATATTCGGATCCGACTCCGCACCAACAACAATGGTCGCACCTGCGACCATGTTATCGGTCAGGTTCAGTTCGTCTTTCGTCGCGGTAACTCCATCCAGGATGTTGAGTTCGGCGGTCGTAACGGTCGCCCCATCGAGCTTGTTCAGTTCCGCTGCCGAGGCCGTCAAGCCGCCGAGAATCCCCAGTTCGGTCAAATCGACCTCGACGCCGTTCGCCATCAGCGAGGTACGCACATCCAGACGTTTCACGACCAGATGGTCGATAAATTTCTTGAGTCCCATACAACCTCCTGTTTGTAGGGGCGAGCAGCTTCATCGCCCCTGTTCCGCTCAAGCTGTCAGTCCGACTTATTGATACGCGGTCGGGATGGTGTAAGTGCCGCCGGTGCCCAGTTCCATGACGACACCATTGAGACGGTTGGCGACCCCCAGACCGAAGCGGTGCCGGTAGACGGCGACCTGGTGCGGGAACTGCTGTTCGTTCACGATCAGTTGCAGGCCGCGCCCCAATCCGGTATCCGCCGGATCGACTCGCCGCTTCAAAGGCGCAGGCGCATCCATATGGATAGCCAGCATGTAGCCGCTCGGCATCCATCGCCATTCGACCGCCCAGCAACCCTCGACGCGCCCCAGGATTTTGCCCGGCACCATCGGTAGATTGACCGGGATATCGGTATTGGCACCCGCCCGAATGCTGCTGTCGATGACCGGATGGAAGCTGGTCAGGTCTTCGGTCTCTGGCACTTCGTCCGGATGGATAAACACGACAATGTTATCCCCGCCTGTCGAAGCTCCGAAATGCTCCTCCAGTTCCTGACGGATGGTGATGTAAGGATTGTTGCTATCGGAAATGGACGCCGCTGCATACCCGCTTTCCAGGTAATGGTCCTCATCGGCTTCCGACTCGCTGCCCAGCACCGGCGGGTAGGTGCTGCCATCCGTGTTCGCCAACCGCCGGATCGTCAACGACCCGTGTAGAGCATCGACGAAGGTGGCGTTGCTGTCGTTGAAGAGCGCCTTGAGGACCTCGAAGCGCACCGTATTGACATTCTGGATCGTGACCGTCGAGAGATGCCGATCCATATCCCCGGCGGTCATATAGGCCAGGACGACGTCATCGCCGCCCAATTCCGAGCCGAAATCTTCCAGAGGATAGGCCACATCCCAGCCCCCGGACGCTTTGGCGACGCCGTAGCGTCCATCGGTGCCCCGCCGTCGCAGCCGACCGCCGCCAGGCAGCTTATAGCGTTCGGTATAGCCCTCGGTGTCGCCCTCGACGAAGATCGACAGCGCCATGTTGAGGTCGTTGTTGACCCGGTTGAGATAGGTCTGGATCGCGTCGAGCACGACCGTCTGACCCTGCGTGCTGGCAAAGATTCGGTCGGTATCGCCGAACCCCAGTGCTCCAAAAATGCCTGCCATGATGTCCTCCCCTTATGCGTAGGCTTCGCGCAAACGGAAGTCGAAGAAGATGACTTTCGTCAGGTTGCTGTCGGGCAGGGCGACGACACGACCGACCGGTACCGCCAGGGTACCGGCAGCATCCGCAAAGGAACCTGCCGTGTCACTGACATAGATGATGTCGTCGTAGGTCTGGCTGGCGAGATTGAACCCGTAGACCAGCCCTCGAATGAGAAACGTTCCGGCCTGCCCTGCCCCACCGCCAGGATAGAGCAGGACTCCTTTGGCCTGCTGCTTCCCGGCTACGTTGGCATCGGCGATGCCCCATTTGCCGGTGGTCAATTGGTACCCGGCCTGACCGCCGGTCATAGTTTCGGTGAAGATGGCATCGAAGAGATCGCAGCCTGTGGGATGCACAGGTCGGACCTGATTTTCTGCCAATAATGCAATATCAGCCATTGATTAGATCTCCTGTTCGATCTTCAGAGTTTGACGAGCGGCCTGTCCCCCAGCGCCTTTTCAACATCCGGCTGGGGTGGCTGCCCGTCTCGATTGGAAGGCGATCCCGGCCCCCCCTGCTGGAAGTAATTCGGGCGTTCCTTTTTTGCCGCTGTGATGATCATCTCGATGGCCTTCTTATCGATCTGGCCCTCGTCGTTGATCACTTTGTCCAGCGGTGCATTGTGATCTGCCCCGAACTTCTCCGCCCACAGGAGAACATCGTCGGAATTGACCGCCCGCGCTTCGCTCGCAGCCGCCAGCACCGCCGCGTTACGCTTATCGGCAATCCGTTCCTTCTTCTCAGCGTCTAACTGAGCCTGGACGGATTGCTTTTCAGCTGTCAGCGTCTCCAGTTGCTTTTGCAGCTTCTGCGCTTCGGACAATTCTGCCTCCGCGCGCTCTTTGGCGGTCGTGACCAGTTTTTTCAGGTCATCGACCGACTCGAAGCCGAGACTGGCGAGAATCTTGTTCGTCGCCGACTCCGCTGCGCGCTTGGCGCGCTCGCCGAGGAGCCGATCCACATCCGCCTGAGTGAACTTCGCCGCTTCCCCCGCATTGTCCGGTGGGGTAGCCGGTGGCGTCGTTGCCTCTGGTTTGGGATCGGGTGTATCGTCTGGGGCGGGGGGTGTTTGGTCGAACCAGTGCCGCCGCTTGCGCAGGGAGATAGACTCCTCCGCGCCGGGTCGTCGAATAGTTCGTGTCTGCCCACCAGGGGTAAACCGGGTTGCCTTCATGATGTGCTCCTTTTCCGCTGCTTGCCGAACAGCGTATCGTCTATCAAAAACACCGCCGAAACGGTGATATTGAACGGGTGAAGCGTATCCTTGAAACGTCCACTACATCCGTCGCCAGCATCACACGGCCACGGCTGCCAATTTTGCGCTGATGTTGCCCGCTCCTGTCTCATTCATCCGGGTTTGGTATGCCTCGATTTTTTCGGCCATCCCCAGGCTGATCAATTCGCCCGCGTCGAAATGCCGCAATCCATCGCTTCCCGTTTCGGAGATAAGCCGGTACCACCAGGCATCATCCTGATTGGAAATGGATGCAAACAACCATGCATTTTGTCGATCCGTCCGTTCATCGGAGTTGACTCTCTCAGTCTCATCCCACCCAGATATCATCACAGGATATGCGCTGGATCGCCACTGGTCGCCATTCATGCGGGCACAGCGGATGGACAGGGGTCGGGTTCTGTTGGATAAATGCTTCGCTCACCAGTCCCTCGGCGAATAAACCTATACAGATGGCGCACACGGGCGGGGGGCCGTAAAAGACGTACTGCTGGCCGCGCAGTCCGTTCATCTGTCGAAAGCGTGTCTGGGCAACCCAGCGCGTCTGTTGGGCCGTGGTGATGGCGATTTGTGGCTGCTTCCATGACCGCCGCCCCTCGGCCCAGGCTTCCATATTCTTGTAATAATAATTTCGGTTGCCCCGCCGATTGGCGTTGAACAGGCGCTCGATCTGCCGTTCGACATCCCGGTTCCAGGTGTTGACGATGGACTGTGCATCTTCCGCCGACATCGCCTTCAATTCCTGCAAGTCATTCAGACGCGGCGGCTGAGGCGTCAGATTACAGCCATGCTGCTGTGCCAGTTCCCGCATTGCCGTCAACCACTCGGCTTTACGCCGTTCCATCAGGTCGGCTTCGACCAGACGTTGATCGGCGGGCTGCATTTTATACAGCAGACCGATGGTCTTAAGAAGTTTCGTCGTTAGCGGCATCGACCAGGGCGTTCCATTCCTCATCGGTGAGCGATTGCAACCCCTGTCGCGCCCGTCGCAGCACGCCGGTCTCCAGCCGTGTCAGCGTCTTCACCGTCTCGGATATATTGTCCTGCCGTTCCTGCTCCAGGGTTGGGATAATCGCGTCTAACGACTGCGATTCCGGATTGGCTGCTGCTCGCAGCATCTGCTCGATTTGTTCCTTCGTGACCGGATCGATAGCCGGAAGGCTTTGCAACTGACTGATGGCATTCTCCAACCGCTCCGGCGGCAGGGCCGGGATATGATTAGGCGACGGTCGCTTCGGCTTCGGGAGCATCGATCTCCTCCATTGGCCTATCCTCGGTCGTCGCGTCTGCGTCACTCTCGCCGCCGAACACCGCCTCAGCAAAGCCTCGGATACCTGCTCGCGTGGTCGCTTCCTGGCTGGCTTGTAGTTCGCTGACGATCTGCTCGATCTTCTCTTCACTGTAGCTCAGTTCTTCCAGCACCAGCCGTGCTTTGGCGGGCTGATCGGGAAGCGTCATCAGGAACGTGACCTTCTCGTTCCTGCTCAGGGCATCGTCGATGACCGGACGCTCAGCGATAGTGTGTTCCAGGTCGCCCTGCTCATAACTATTCAGGTCATAGCGTTCGAAGCCGGGGTAGCCACGATAACCACCGATGCTTATCACCATCTGCTGAGCGCGCATCAAGCCATCGTCATAGTTGCCCCGCGCCTCGATAATGCGCTCGATGGCATCGTTCCACCCGGCGCGCACGCCCGGCGCGGTCACATTGCCACCTTCCCGCATCCGGTGCAGCGACAACTCCGGCATGTCTCGCTCGATCTCGGCGATGATATTCTGGACATTTTGTGCGGCACTGGCGATATCGATGTTGGGCACCATCGGGAACGGATTCTGTGGATTTTGACTGGAGCCGCCGAATAGCATCGGTATTTTATCTTTTTGGGCCGAGGGATCGGTCGTTCCAGTGCCGTCATCGAGTTGACCCGCCACCACCAGGTCTTGTTTCCGCATTCCCGGCATGAACCAGACGATATTAACCGCCTTGCGGATGTTGTCGTTGAGGATGCTCGCCGCGTCGTTCAGTTCGTCGATCTTGCCGATGGAATTGTGGAAAGGCGGGGCGCCATAGACCTGGCCGACATCCTTGTGCCGCACATGCACCAGAGGCACGAAGCCATACTCGTTGGCCCACTCCGATACCGGCGTGCCGTTCACGTCCTCGAAAAAGGCATAAGGATCGCCATCGCGGAAGGTGCGGAACATCGCCTTATCAATGGTCTCGCTGTAGACGTACTCCTTCCCCGCCGCATCGGTCTTGATGTATTCGATCGTGACCGCTTTAAGGTTGCCGGTCTCATCTTTGACCATATCCTTGATCTTGCGCGAATCGACTACCTCCAGCCGCACTTTCGACCGCTGCCGGTCATCCACCACCTTCAGGAAGACATCGCCCTGCATCGCCCCCAGGCGGACGTAGAGTGACTTCTGCGTGCCCCAGTTGCTGTTGATCCACAACTGCCGGATGGCATCACGCAGGCTGGGGTCGCCCCCCGCAATCGGGATCGCCCCTTTCGCCAGAAGTTCCAGGTCGAGACTGCCGCCATAGACCTTCGAGACGTACACATCATTCTGTCGCCCGACCGGATTGTAGATCGAGCGGATGTGCTTATAGAGGTCATATTCTTTCTTGTAGACATTGGCGAAACGGATGACCGACTGCCGATACTCGATATTGTTGAAATACGCCATGAAAAGGGTATACCGAAACAGGCGGGCCGTATAATCGTCCCAGCGATAGCCCTCGTCCGGGACGAGCGCCAGTTCGTTGAAGGTATGGATTGCCGCTCGCGCCGCGCTCACCAGCCGACTCCAGAGATTTGCCACATCTGTGATCCTTTATGAGCGTAAACGGCGGGCGTATAGAGTCAGCGTGCGCTCCGCTGCCTGATTCACAGGTGTCCCGGCAGTTCCGCTTCGAATCTTCAAATACGGCCCCATCTTCAGCGCATCGTCCATGTCGATCCCGATGCCTCGATCAACATCCGCGTTGAATGAAGTCTCGCTGCCGCCGATGTACAGATCGACGTAGGTCGAGTTATCGACGCTCACCTGGAAGGTCAACCCGGCGGCTGTCCAGGCGGCGGGCATCTGAATGCGTTGCAGAACGAAGGGCCTCATCAGAATCCCGGCGGCCATAATCGAACCGATTGAGGGGATCGTGACCGTATCAGTGACAAACTCGCTGTTGGTGCCTATCGGTGTCCAGGCCATTTAACCTCTCCAATCGGCGAACTCATCCGGGGCAGTGCCCAGAATCATCCGGTTTGCGTGCAGGGCATAGGCGGCCTGAGCACGGGCGATCACCGTATCGTCATGCCCCTGCTCTGCCCCATATGTCCAGGCTCCGCTTGCGGTCTGAGATGCGACAAAGCTGTTGATCTCCTGCCGACCGACTGGATCGGGGAGGAGCTTCAATCCCTCTTCGTCGATCGCGTGATGAAAGCCACTGATGAGCGGGGGTTTGCTCTGTGCGCTCGTGTAGAACGGGAACAGGCCAGTATGGTTGGCTCCGTACTCGATCAATTCGTTCTCCAGGGCTTCGATGTTGGTCGTGCCCATGCTGTTCGCCTCGGCGAAGAGGCGGCGCACGCCCCACGTTCGACAGGCCACACATACCCGTCGTCGCATCTCCGCCCAGGGCATCTGATTCCAGCGCAGCAGCGCCACTTCCTGCCGGGTCGTCTCGTCGATGATCGACATCGCCGTGTAGTCTTTCATCTGGCCGAAATCCAGACCGGCGACATACCGATGCGTCGGATCGTAGACGGCATCGACAGGTGCGGTAAAAACCGCTTCCAGATGGTCGATGTCGGCGAAGTAACTATTGCCCGACACCAGGAAACAGGTGTGCGGGTCTTCCGGGTATTCCTGGAAAAACAGGCGTTTGAGATCGTGCTGTTTCTTTCGTCGCCACTGGATTTGCTCTTGCGTCAAACCATGCGCCGTCACCAGCGCCTGCTCTTCGTCGGTGTATGTTAAAGGTTCCCCCTCCGGGATCGGTAACTGATAATTGTCATCCCACCACCAGGGATAGAAATGGAGAGTCCAGTTGCTGTTCCCGTCGAGTGCCTCCAGGCACTGCTCATAAAACCAGCCCTGCGCGCCGTTGGGCGTGCTCTCCAGGATGATCATGCCCTCCTCCGGCACGCCCTGCATCAATCCGGCAAGAATATCTTCGGCATTGTTCCAGAACGCCACTTCTGACCCATGCACGAAAGAATAGGTCCCAGAGCGACCGGTCTTCTTGTTCCCGGCGGTGTAAATTTCACTCTCACTATTCAGGGCGGGATAGGTGGTCAATCCCGCGTTGTTGTACTTGCGCACGGGTTTGGGAGCCGGTTGATTTTCGTAGAACCGGTCTGCCCACCGGCGGAATCGCTGCGTATTCTTGTCCTCGTCGCAGATCGTCGCCGCCGCTGCTGAGGAGGTTGTCACCAACCGATGGCCTTTGGCCTGTAGCCAGGTCGAAACCCCGATCTGCCGGGACTTGAGCACCAGGTCGCGTCCCGTCAGGCGGCTGTCGAGATGCAATTGGATACGGTTCGGACGCAGAGGCACCAGGCGCTTTCTCTTGTCGAGGATATGGAGATTCGCTTCGGCGAACTCAACGTCCGTTCCGGGCACGCTCAGCAGCTTGAGCAGCTTGTCTTTCTCTGGCTCGCTCAAGAAGCGTAGCAATTTCCTGGTTTCGCTCCTCGAAGGATAGACCAACGTGCTCATGGCGTTCCGTCGGATTCCCCTGCAATAGTTGTAGCTTGTCGATCAAAATGCCGACCCCCGTCATCAATTCCTTGTAGTTGGCCGTAGACCGAACGTGAGGCAGGCTTAGAAAAATGGCGTCCAATTCGGTACGGATCACCGTAGCCAGGTCCGCACTTTTTTCCTGCACCAATTCGGGCGGCGGTGGGTTCTGCACTTTCATCGCCCACCGGCTGAGCGTCTGGTGGGCGATGTCGAGAGACGCGGCGGTTTTGACCAGCGCTCCTTTTTTGTCGGGCCAGCCATTGGCCTGGAGCAGTGCGATGGCTTGCGCCCGGAAATCGTCCGTATAACGGGGACGCATTACATCAACTTCGAGGAATTCGCCATCAAGCCCCCTCATGGCGCGTATCGCACCAATCCTCTAACTGCTGCCGGAAAACAGCCTCATGATCGTCTCCATCGAAAAATGCCGGGTAGCCTGTGACTTCCCAGATAACCGCCCAGGCGGCTTCATGGAGATCAGCGGGCAATACCTCGCGAGCAATCGTCCCGGCGCGGTGAGGCGTCAGGCGCGTTCGGGTTTCAGACTCAGCCATCGTTGATCAACCCCCCGACCACATCCTTCGCCGTGTAGGCCCCCGCCGTCACCACGATCGCGGCGTCGTTCGTCACCTGTTTGAATTTGCTCGTCATTTACTGGCACCTTTCAAGCGGCAAAAACTTTACCCAGCCAGCGACAAGCGTCGTACATCGCCAATCGGGTTCCGGTTGTCTGGCAGCAGGCGGTTGCGGATTTGGAATAAGATAGGCTCCACACGTCGGGTGGAACACGCGCTCAGCGCCCGTTTGAATTTCCGCCGGGTTCTGATCGCTGGCCCAGATGAGGTAATTGCCCGTCCCCAGATGGCGCTGGATCAAGATTTGACCCCCATCGACATCATGCCAGCCGAAGTCAACAATGTAGCCATGTTCCGGCCACCCCGCGATAGGATCGAGCTGCATTTCGATAGCCTGGGTCGGCACCGATCCGGAACAGACAAACATAAACAGAGCGATTAAGGTTTCAATCATAGCATCACACTCTCGATAGCATTGTTGACTATCGTCTCCTCTGCACCAACTTGCTCACCACAGGAATTGATTGCTGCCGTCCAGTCGCTTGAACACGATCACCCGACCGCCAATTTCATACCAGCCTTTATAGCCGGTGTCGGATTCCACACCATACGCGCGATAGCGAACGGCACGACGCAGACCGACATACAGCAGCCAGCGCCACAGTGCTTTAACCCGATATTCAAGCATCAGATGACCTCCCTCAGGAAGAAACTATTGTCAGCAAACGCTCCGCAATCCAGTTTGCGTCTATCAACCCGAATATCCAATCAGCAATTCCCGCTTGCTGGTAAACAACTGTTTCCGAATTAGCCCAGTAGCGCCAGACAACCACTTCGCCGATCTCTACCGACCATTCACCAGGCGATTGATCTTCTACCAGTTGTTTAACTTCACGAATAGTATCAATCATCAGATGACCTCCAACAGGTCTAACCACAGAACTATCGAAATAGCGGTGACGACAAGATCAAGCGCCAGCGCCACCCGCAAAGACCGCCGCCGCCGTGTCATACGCCCGCCAGTGATCCCAATTTCGGGTAGATCGTGCTTTCCAACAAGGTGATCGCGGCTGCCGGAAACCAGCCAAATCTCCAGACTGTCCCCGCCAGAGTCCGAATGCCATCAGAGCGATTGCCGATGATATGATCCAATACCTGCGCCAGCAGAGTGCCGGTCGCCGCCGTGTCGGTCGCCAGGGTATGCCGCGTGAACACGCCCTGATAATAGTGAAACAAGCGCACCCGCCGTCCCTCGCCTAGCGCGTCCGCATGGTCATAGTACATAAAGGCCAGCGCTCGACTGCCGATATATGTCACCTGCCCGGCATTAGATATCGCTCGCCCCTCCACAGCATCGGTGCGGACGAAGCCATCTAAAGCGTTGCCAGTAACGTGTGCGAATTGGTGCGCGTTGCCCCCGGCCCCATATTCATAAAAACGCCCGCCATCCGCTTCTCCCAAGCTGGTCGGCGTGTAATCCATGAAGAAGCCCCAGGTGGTGAGATCGGCAATAGCGGTGTGATTGGGGATCGTGCCCAGACTGGTCGTGCCATTAAATACCAGCCCGCCCTCTGCGCCCCAGGTGATGCTGGTCAAATCCATATTGAGCGCAGCATCGCTGCCGCTGGCTTCCAGGAGTTCGGCCCCGGAAAACTCCCCGGTCGCTGTCGCCCGGCTGGCGATATCGGCGATGTAATACGGAAACAGCAATCCATCGGCGTACAGACTATCGAGATAATCGACGTAGGGATTGCCGTCGCCCAGCAGCGGCACCAGCGTGACAAGTTTTCCTAACGCCATATCGCTCCAAACAAAAAACCCGCTTTCACGGGTCTATAAACACATCAACTCTCCCCTGACTCCTACCCCATGCATGGGGATGGCCGGGGAGGGGAGGTTGGGGATACTTAAGCAGCAGGCAGCCCTTGCGTCGTCAGCAGCGCAATCGCCTCGCGCCGCACCCGCTGCCGCTCGTCCCGTACCAGATAATCCAGCCAGGGGGGCCATTCTCCGCGCGCCCCGAAATGCTGGTAGCAGCCCCAGCATAATTCCCGGTTGCCCCTCACCTGATTCGTGCACTGCTCCATCCCCTGGCCGGGGCAGGTGCGCGTCACATCCAGCATTTTTCGCCGGATCGCCGCCTCATCAGGCAGATTGTCCTTATAGACAGACGGGAAATTAACGCTCTTTTTCGCAAAACTGGTCGATTCAATAACCCTCAAGTCCCGATAAATGGTGCTTTTACTCATCTCCAACGCTTCCGCAACGAATCCGATCACATCTCCCGTCCCACCCGCCACCGCAAGAGTCGCCAGCGGCAGCACCAGCGCCTGGCGACTCAATATCCTTAAGCGGGCCTGCGTTTGTCCACGCTCCGTCCACTGCGCCTGCCGCCAGATGTTGTAGAGCGCCTTATACATCGTCGGCCCCCACGCCTCGATATCGCTCCCGGAGTCGAAGGCGAAATGTCCCGGTATGTCGCCTTCCCACAGAGTCGCCTGCTGCCACCATTTATGAGCGCGTGTCACGTTTGTTGGCATAATTTCTCGCATAATCTACACCACTATTTTGATTATACCCTGACTTATCAGAAACCCGCTTATCCCAGGCGATATCCCAAAAACCCCTCGCCTGCTGCTGCGCCAGCCGGTTGACCAGTTCGTTATCGCTGGTGCCGTTGTGACCCTTGATCCACACGAACCCCACGTGCACGTGCTCGGCCATCAACCTCCGTAACTCGTCCCACAGATCGCCGTTTGCCACCGTCCGCTGCGCCCCCCGCGCCCCATTGATCACATAGCGGCTGTCGCTATATACCGTCACCTTGCACCGCCGTTTCAACGCCATCAACCCCTGGATGACCGCCTGCAATTCCATGCGATTATTTGTCGTGTCCTGCGTATATCCGAACACCTGCTTCCGCTGTCCCCGGAAATCCAGCAGCGCCGCCCAGCCTCCCGGCCCCGGATTGGGCCAGCAGGCCCCATCCGTCCACAACTTCACATGCTGTGTCCGCCGCCACATCACACCTGCTCCAGCACCGGGAATTCCTCCCGCCAGGGGATTCCCATCTCCTCGATCAGCGGGCGGATGTTGCCCTTGTAGAACACCGGGATATCATTGATTTCACAGACCTCCAGCAGATTCAACAAATGATCGGGATCGGGCTGGTAATACTGACGTCCCCGGCTGGCCGCCCCGATCACAAGCCAGTCGATGTCCAGAGCGTACTCGGCCACGATCCCAGCCACATCCCACGATAGCGGTTCAACCGATGTCCAGCGCACACCCGCTTTCATCGTGCTCAGGCATTCCAGTGCCCGGTGATACCAACGCCTTTGTTGGTCTTCGCTTAACCGTTGTCCAAACATGAACGTCGGTGGCGCGCTGACGCCGAGCCAGGCATTTTGCGGCCACTCAAACCAGGATAAGCGCGGTGGATTCTTGGTCAGAATAAAAAAGATGTGATCCGGGCATTTTGTCATTGTGGCGATGACCTGTCCTATCCATTCGTCAGGTACGCCCAGGCCGAGCAGATCACTCATGCTGTCGATAAAGATACCGGCTGCTGTTTTGTGCCGTCGGATCGCATCCAACTCTTTCAGGTTAAGCTGGAGCGCTTCAAAGCCGCCAGGGTAATGTGCTTGAGCAATCCCCTCGGCGATGGCCTTCGCATAACAGATCGCGATTTCCCCGTCCGGCATTTCCCACGCGCATCGATGCTCGCAGCCCCGCACGGGATTGGCCGTGTAGCCCGTCCCCGGCCCGAAAACATGCGTCCACTCGATTCCTCGTTCGCCCTGCTTATTCACATGTCGCCTCCGCTTTGTACTGTGCCACTCGATTCTTGTGCTTGCCCGTCAGTGATAAATAAAGTCAGCAAACTGACCCATCACGTAGCGCTCGCCGTCCTCTAACTCCAGCGCCAGTTGCTCCGATCGCGGAGGTCGATCCTTCAGACCCAGTCGATCCTCCCGCAGCTCACTCCTGATGAAACCCACCGGGTTGTACAGATTCGTCTGCCCCATCACGTACTCGCAGATCGCCACCAACCGTTCCAGGCCGTACCGCCAGATCAGCGTCCGCGCCGTCTTTTCCAGCATTCCCTTCACTCGCAAAATGATCGTCGGTATCTCCCCCTTGAAAATACCAACAACAACATTTGTATTGTTTGCTGTTTCGTTTGGAGTCTTGTTTGTATTAGAAAGCGACGTTTTGTCGATCCATAGATCGACGATTCCTTGCATCATGGATCGACAAATTGTCCACACATCATGCACAGCCACCTTCAACAGAGCCGCCAGACGCCGGAAAAACCGCAGCGTGTTCAGCCGGTAATGCGTCTGCGCCCGCCCCTGGGCACCTTTCACCATGATGTCCACCCCCGCGTGATGCAGAGCACCCTTCGCCCGCGTGATCCTGTGCCGCGGGATCGCCAGTTCCGCCCACCAGTCGCGATAACTTTTCCATACCCAACCGTCTTTCCTACTCGCTTTGGGCCACCACCGGAACAGGCGCGCCAGCATCATCCCGCTCGTCAAATCGCCCGTCAGTCGGGTACAGAGCGCTTCAAGAGTCACGATGTCCTCCCGGCCCAGCAGCTTGACCAGACCCGGCATCCCTTCGCAGATCGCTCGTCGCAGCTTATCCATTCTCCACATCCTTGCCATAAGGAACCTTCTCTATGCTTAAATTGCGTTTCCTGTGCCATCACCGTCTAGTTTGCTTTTTTTGCGCAACCTGTACTGGCGATTGTACTCGCGCTTTTCCTCGATGTTGTCCTGATAGCGCTGGCGATTGTACTCGCGCAGCTTCTCAGCGTTGTTCTGATAGTACTGGCGCTTGTACTCACAGAGTTCCTCGATGTTGTCCTGATAATACTGGCGATTGTACTCGCGCAGCTGCTCAGCATTCTGCTGACGATACTGGCGATTGTACTCGCGCATTTGCCCATCTTGTACCGATTGGTGCCGGGCTGAATAAGGCCATTAGCCATTGCCGCTCGCAATTCAGGGGGTAGTTCCTTCTGTTTTATATTTGGCAAGCGCGGGGTATTCCCCCTGTGCCCTTTGCCGTACCCGGTGTTTGCTCTCGTACTCATCGCCTCACTCCTCCTGCTTATCATCACTCAGATCATAGCTAGCGTACGAAGTCGGTAAATAGAAAGGATCATCTACCCCGGCCACGTTGACCGCGAATGAGGTCAAGCCTTCTGCTACTAATTGACGTATCTCATGTAATTGCAATTCGTATGGCTGGTGCAAGTGCATGAGAAGACTATCAATCCTGGTCAAATAGTGATGCTGATCGTGTGCGCATTGCTCATAGTCCGGTCGAAATCTTTGGATTGGCGTGGTCAGTGCTTCGATAAGTGCATCCTTTTCTGGCCCATCTTCCATCATCTGATTTTTGCCTGTCATCGCCTCACTTCTCCTGCTCAACAGCTAAAGAGATAATGCAAATGCCTGGGACGGTCCGGACACGGGCACGGATTGGGCGTCCCGTCGGCGAACTCCCCCGCCTCGTCGAACGCCCAGCCATGCGCCAGATCGAACGCCCAGCCATGCGCCAGACCGGTCGGTCGCGCCTGGTTGACGAAGAACGTCAGCATACGCAGCGGCATCTCCCCTGGCGCGCACACCGAAAGGTACACGGGGCCGACCTCATAGATATGAATCTGCTGCACCGCCTGCCATTCGCCGCCACCGGCGGGGGGAGGGGCTGCTCGTTGTCTCGCCAGGAGGTCATGCAGCAGCGACCAGCAGCGCACAAACTCATAGCGCTGCGCTTCCATCTCGCCCTCGATATCGGGCGTGTTGTCTAACTGCAACAACTGGTCTGCCTCGTGCGCCAGCGTGCATATCTCGATCCACTCCAGCGCCAGCGCCACCCGCCCCTGCAGTTGTTCAATTTTTTGGTACAACACAGAAACCCCCTTATTCAAGGCCCGGCACAAACACCGCCAGACTCGTTCGCATCGCATTCAGATCAGCCTCGGTCTTCACCCGCTGTGCATCCGTCTCCAGGTACAACTCCATCGCCTCGCGCGCGATACAATGCGCCGCCTCGAGCTGATGCTCCAGCCACGTCTGGTAATCGGCCACCTCTTCCTCTGGCCGCCTCGCCATGTCCTCCCGGTACTCCCGCCAGAAGCGCTCGTGTGTGCTCATTTATACCCTTCATCGACGAACACTCCGTCCACAACATTAAGCTGGTCCGGAGCTTCCAACTGCGGAAGATGTCCCTGAGCCATGAGATATTCCGCAATCGTGTGTTTTCCATCCACCAGCAAGAATTGGATCAGCACCTTGCTGCCGGGGCTGAATATCTCACCGGTGATCGCAGACTTCAGCCAATCTCGCACATTAAGCAATGCCTGGATTTTTACATCGATCAGCTTTGTCGGCGTTTCTCGATTTTTTATCGGAAGACCGGCAACATTGATTCGACCTTCACTTCCCGTCAACAGAAACCGGATCACATACCCATAGCGTTTCGGTTCATCGCCGAAATATCCCTCGGCAAAACTGACATCCCCGGCTCCGAGCTTGGCGAGTTCATTAATCACCTCGTCCCTCGCCTCCCGTAAGCGCTTGACGCGGTCTCCGCTGTTGCTTCCGGTAGTGTAGTAAGGCGCAAAATCAGCCCGTGCGTCCTCGAAGTAAGGCACTTCGATCTCGCTGACCTGGGTTTCTCCTTTCGTCGGTGTAAATGTAAACGTGCTCATCGTTCCTCCACTCCAATCATCTGCATCGCCCGATCCCGCTGCTGCTGGGCCAGCCGGTTGACCAGTTCGTTATCGCTGGTGCCGTTGTGACCCTTGATCCACACGAACCCCACGTGTATGTGCTCGGCCATCAACCCCCGCAGCTCGTCCCACAGATCGCTGTTTGCCACCGTCCGCCGCGCCCCCAGCGCCCCGTTGATCATATAGCGGCTGTCGCTGTATACCGTCACCTTGCACCGCCGTTTCAAGGCCATCAACCCCTGGATGACCGCCTGTAATTCCATGCGATTATTGGTCGTGTCCTGCGCATATCCGAACACCTGCTTCCGCTGTCCCCGGAAATCCAGCAGCGCGGCCCAGCCTCCCGGCCCTGGATTCGGCGAGCAAGCGCCATCGGTCCAGATTTTCACCTGCGGGATTTGTGGCATTCGACGCTCCATCAAATCGCCTCCAACACCGGGAATTCCTCCCGCCAGGGCAAGCCTATCTCTTCGACAAGCCAGCGGAGGTTGCCCTTGTAAAAGACCGGGATATTCCTGGCCTGACATCTGTTCAGCACTTTCTCCAGATGCAATCCTTCAGGCTGGTAATAGTAGCGTCCCCGTGACGCCGCCCCGATCACCACCCAGTCGAGCAGGTCGGCATACTGCTTGATCAACAGGCTGACATCGAAGCTCAACGGCTCGATGCTCGTCCACTTCACGGTCGCGTTGGTCTGGCCCAAACATTCCAACGCCTTGTCATACCAGATGTATTGCTGATCATCCGACCAGCGCTTGCCTGTGCCAAACATGTACGACGGCGGGGCACTCACCCCCAGCCAAACATTTTGCGGCCACTCGAACCGCCGCAGCCGGGGCGCGTTCTTGGTCAGCAACTGAAACTGGTGCCAATCGGCCCGGCGCATGACATCGATCACCTGCTCGATCTGCCAGGCCGGGACATTGCTGCCCATCAAGTCAGACATCGAATCACAGAAAATACCAGCCGGGGTCTTCAGCTTCAACGGCTCATCCAGCCGCTCCGGGTGCCAGTAGTGATAATCGAAGCCCTGCGGATAGGCGGCGCTCGCCAGACCCTCGGCGATGGTCTTGGCATAGCACTCCGCGATACTGCCGTCGGGCATCTCCCACTGGCATTCGTGGAGACAACCGGCGACGGGATTCCAGGTATAGCCTGTATTCGGCCCGTAAACATGCGTCCACTCGATCCCGCTGCGCCCCTGCTTGTTCATGCCGCCACCGCCTTTTCACGCTCCTCCGCAGTCACGAACGTGATCCGCACCTCCTGCCCGCGCACATCCTTCAGCACTTTCCAGACATTGCGATACAAGCGGTGCTGCAATTTCTCCTGGGCGAATTCGTTTCGCACCAGCACCGTGAATAGATCGCCCTCGACCGAGACCAGCGTCGCCCCCCGCAGCCAGGTGTCGAAGGACGCACGGTCAAGCTGCATTTCAAGCTGGTTATACGCCGCCGACCACGATCGACGATCGGCTGCCGGGACTGTGGATAAGAGCTTTTCCGCCACCCCTCGCCCATCCGCGTCCGTTGATTTACCCTCCCCTCCCCGGCCCTCCCCATGCATGGGGAAGGAGTCAGGCTGGGGTTGACTTTGTTCTTCGCCAACGTTTCGCTGCGGTGGGGCAGGCGGTTCCAGCGATTCGCTTACGCTTTCAGCCTGGATATCCATCTCCACCACCATCTCGCCCAACTGTCTCGTTGGAAAGGACACCTCCAGCCCTCGTTTCAGCGCCGCTACGACAAAGCCCGCCGGATTGCCCAGGTTGGTCTGCTTCCCCGCATAACGGCAGACCGCCTCCACTCGCGCCAGGCCATAGCGCCCGACCAACTGGCGCGCTACCCCTTCCAGCAATCCCGTTGTTGTAATCACAAACGGCATCTCTCCCTGGAAAATATCCTCTTCAACAACAACATGTTTGTTGTTTATATGTAGTAGATCTGTTATGGATTGCAGGGGTGTGCTGCAATCGATTGCAGCACGTGCTGCAATCGATTGCGGGGTGTGCTGCAATGCTTTGCGCGGATAGACTCTGCGCACCACCTGGCCGATGCTCTGAACCGGCAGCTTCAGGTACCACGCCAGCGCCGCGATGAAGGCCTTCAAATCCAACCGGTAATGATTGGTCGGTGCCCCCATCGCCTGCATTGTCTCGATGACCACGCCCACGCGCCGCAGCGCTTCATTCCCCTTCTGCGACAGCGACCGGCTAATCCCGAGCTCGGCGTCCCAGTCGCGCCACGACTTCCAAATCCACCCGCCTTCCCTGACCGCTTTCGGCCACCAGAAGAGCAGATTGCGCAGCATCATCCCCGACACCAGGTCGCCGGTGATCTTCGTGCACAGCGCCTCCAGCGTGGCGATGTCGCCCCGGCCCAGCAGCCCTACCAGCTTCGGCAGAGCCGTACAGAAGTCCTTCACATTCGCATAAATCGTCGTCACCGCTTCAATCCTTTTTGTTAAGCCCTCAGTACCAAAAGGGTAGGGGGTTATAACCAACGCTGCGGATTCTCGATCACCAACGTACATTCATGCGCCAGGATCGGCACCCCTCGCTCGTCCAGCAGCGCCAGCACCTCGGCCTTGCCCAGGTCGAACGTCACCGCCAGTAGGTTGACCAACCGCTCCCGCTCGTCCGGGCGTATCTGCTCCAGGTCGAGTTTATAGACCTCCTGCGGCTCGTCGAACCCCGGCAGCGTCGCCAGCGCCGGGAACGGACTCTCCACGCACACTTCCAGATGTCCGAACACCGTCATGAACGTCAGCGCCCGCGACGACTCCGGATTGATCTGCACCTTAAAATCTTTTCCCATCGCCCATTCCTCCGTGTTTTCTTCTCCTCATCGCGCTAGCTGGCACGATCATCCGATATTTATACTGCTCCTGAAACCAGGGCCGGTAGTGATTGCGGTACCGGTACCACCAAAGCCAGGGGAAAGCGCAGGTGATCGGTCGCCGGTCAGCCATCTTGCCGCTGGTAACGTTTTTTCGGGGCACGCTTGCCATAACCAGCCTTCTCCTAATCCTCGTCCCGGTACTTGTCCAGCATCTGATAGCCCACTTCCTCCAGGTGATTGAAGAATTCGATCACCCGCCGCTGATTCCGATCTACCGCCGCCTCGATCAGCGCGTAGTAGCCGTCGAGCGCCACCCGAAGATCAACTGCAGAGCCACTGCGCACGATCATCTGCCGAATTCCCTCTGGGCTGAGCAGCGCCAGATTGCGGATCGCGTTCAACAGAGTGACCGCGTCCCCGGTGGCCTTCTCTACTGCGAGCAGGTGATCGAGAATCACCGCCACCGGCGCAAACTGCACCAGCACCGGCTCCGTGCTCTCCAGCGGCCCCTCTCTCCTCTCATCAAGCGCCGGGGAGAGGCCGGGGGTGGGGAAGTCGTGGCCTCGACTCGCCAGTTGTTCCTTCGTGCTCGGCGGCACGCTGACGTACTCACTGTCCTCAAAATCCTCCTCATCAGGCAAGCGGTAATATTTGGGGGGGGGCGTATCGGTAAACCCTTCTCTAACCTCGTCCTCACCAAATTCCACAGTTTCGGACGATATTTCGGGTTGAGTGTTAACAGTTGTTAACCTATGAACCGGTTCAACCGGCCTTTTCTGCTCTTGCACGAATTCCCGGATCGCGCCCTCAGTCCAGTTTTCCAGGTCCGCCTCGACCCAGATATCGTCGTCGATGTCCAGCAGGGACCGGTACTGGCTGACCTGGTTCCTGCTCTTTAGCCCCGTCACCGCCAGAATGCGCTGGCTCATTCCCCGCTTGACGGGCCAGCGGTTGCCATTTTTCACCTGAGCGTAAAAGGCGCGGTCACATTCCCCCGGCAGCACCAGATCGTGATAGGCATCGAACTGCGTATCCGGGTCGCCCTCGTACATGTTCATGATCAGCAGCGACAACTGGCGCGCCATCTGGATGGCATTCAGGGGACGCCGGGCACCGTTTTCCGCCGCTTGCCGCCACACATCCAACCGCTCCACCACGAAGGCCGGAATCTTGGCAAAATCGCGGCTGTGAGGGTCGTTCTGCACGTACATGCGCAGCAGATGATAGGCCAGCCAGCGGCGTTCCCCGCTCTCGATCTCATACCCCGGTACGGATCGCATCACCGTGATCGGATTCTGCAAACCATCATGCAGGATGCTCGCCGCCACATTCACCAGTTCCACGAAATCGGCCAGTACCGGGCCGCTATCTCCGATCTCAAGCGCGCTGTCATGATTCATCAGCAGCTTCATCACATCGACCGTCGTGCCCGATAAATGCTCCACCACTTTGTGCCAAAATTTCAGCACCGACGGCACCTCCCCCGGACTGCCGTCCCACTGACCGCGCGCTGCCAGCGGCACCGCCTTGCGCGGCTGAGTCGCGTCCGGCCAGATGTCGTCGATCAACAGCGGTTTCGCCACCCGCCGACCAACCTCCGGCAGTTCCACCGATCCGTACAGCGCGTCATCGATCTCCTGCATCGACAGTTCTTCCGCACGCGCCGCAAACGGATCAGCCTGGTCGTCTCGATACTTATCGCTCATGTCACCTCCTCATCGTTTTCGCGTGGTATTTTGACCCAGCCCACAATAGGTATTAATGAAATTTTATGACCACAGGTACACGTAGCGATGACCGTCACTCCCGATAGACGATAAGCAGCATTCGTCCAAGTCATCTCATTGTTACATTGTGGACAAATCAAATTCTCACGCTTGCCATAAAAGGTCTTCTCCTGCCCTTCGCTCATCATCCGATCACCTCCTGCACCCGGTCGATCAGGTTCCAGGCCTGATGCGTCGCCACATGATCCGGGTCCCGCGAAAACAGCGTCTGCTGCGAGCCGGAGCACTGCTCCCACACCGTCAGATTGTGGAGCGGTGTCCATACGTTCTGGGCATCGAAACGTTCCTGCACCTGCTCCAGACCAGTCTGCTGCGCCAGCGTGCGCGGCTTGTACTTGGTCGGCTGCACCGCCAGCCACTTCAGCTTGTCCAGTCCCAGCTTCTGCCGCAGCTCATCACCCCTTACCGCCCGTTTCACCGTGTCGCCCACTTGCACCAGCGACAGATAACTCAATTCGGTCGGCATCAGCAGCAGATCGGTCGCCATATGCGCCAGGATGTGCAGATCGGATATCGCCGGTGAGGTGTCGATCACCACCACGTCGATAATTCCCGCCAGCTCGTCCAGCCGCTCGCGCAGCAGCAGCGGATTGCTCACCCGCCTGGCGATCTCCCGCGTCGTCGGATCGCTGGGCAGCACGAACAGCCGCCCCTCGGTGACATTCTCTCCGGCCCACAACCCCTTCTCCGGCACCCGCAGCACCTGCGGCCACTCTTCGTCCCCGACCAGCAGCCGGTACACTCCCTCCTGTCGCGGCAGCCCGAGCTGGAGGGTGCTGTGTCCCTGGCTGTCCAGATCAAGAAGCACCACCCGCCGATCCCGGATCGCCAGGCCAGCGGCCACGTGCGTCGCCAGCGTGGTTTTCCCCACGCCGCCTTTTTCGTTGAGTAACGTGATGACTTGCATAATCTCTCCTTTCATGCCGGGGATAAGGTGATTTCTCCTACCCCTCGTCAAGGTCGTCGTCAAGGTCGTAATCCAGCCACTCGAAAACCTCGGCCACCTGAGACCAGACGCAGTTCCGACCGGTCACATGATCGCACCAGTCCCAGTCTTCGTCGCCGGGCATGTGGGAGCCGCAGACCAGGCACCCGTACTGCTCCATGAGCACGCGATAAGCGTCGATAAACACCCAGCCCTCGCAATTATCGTTGGGGCAGGGATAGAAACCCGCCTTTGCCTGCACATCGAATTCCCTACCACATTCCGGGCAAGCGACTTCGATACGTTTATTCGGCTCAGCCATCCTCACGCCTCCTGCCATTCGGGAAAAGGTATTTCGATTTCGTAATCCCACCAACGATAACGAAATCCACGAAAGCCTTGAATAGGTTCAGGGATCGTGATGGCGACTGCATCATTATGTCGGACGAGGGCGTAACCCCGGCCAGCGCGCTCAACACGGACAAGTGGTGCGTAACCCCGCAGCTTGCCGTTGTAGACGACATAGACACGCTCACCAGGCCGAATTTTTGGGGGATAACCGCCCAGGTAAAAATGCCATTCCAGCCCGCTCCATTCTTCGCCGGGTAGATCTCCCTCGGCGATCCAGTTCCTAAGACCAAACGATTTAGGAACTGTCACTACAACATCAGACATTCTCATCCCTCCGCGATCGCATATCGACGAAGCGCCACAACGCCCCGCCCCGAATCAGGTCATCGGCGTAAATTTGCGCCAGCGTCTCCGAGATGTCGGGCGCTTTGACGATCATATGCACCACGCAGTACCCCGCCGCGACGTAGCGATAGCGCGCCAGTCCATTCCACATATCCGAACTCGCCGGCGAGCCGGCGTAAGACGTGCCCCCCATCGAGCCATCTTCCCGCCGCCATAACACCATCGTTCGCTCGGTTCGCGTTGCCATCGCCTGCCGTTCGGGTGTATAATTCAAATGTCCTCCCCTCCCTTTGGGGTGACACCGGTGCCGGGCAGGTTGGCTGACCCCCGGCATTTTTGTTTCCGTCCCAGGGGGCGGTACTGGGCCGGGTCGTGGATCACTCGTTGTCATCGTCGTCGCTCCCTTGCTGGTCGATCTCCGCCTGATATTCCGCTTCAGCCGCTTCCTGGAACAGCTCCTCGGCGAACAACTCCTCGGCCAGTACCCCGAAAGCATTGAAAAAGTCCTGCTTCGTGTACTCGCTGATCGGCAAATCCTTCTCGCCGAACAACACCTCCAGCGCCCGTTCCGCGTCTCCCACCGCCACCTGACCGTCATGCGCCAGGTAACGAGCCAGTTCCCGCAGCACCATTCCCGACTTCTTCCGCTTCTGCCAATCCAGATCGTTGAGCGCCAGATCGCGTTGACTCTTGAAGTCCTCCGCCGCCGCCAGCGCACTGGCCGTCAGTGCCTCGCTGTGATTCATCGCCGCCTGCATCTGCTGGAAGCCCTCGTAGATAATCGCCAACGCCTGGGTCGCCTGGGGATTGGTGTACACCGCATCCCAGGCCGTCTCCAGCGCGTCCCACACCTGATCGAACACTTCGTTCGTCGTCACCAACTGATTTTGTTCGTCCATCATGACACCTCCATCTCGATGATCAGCGGCGCGTCCGGCTCCACACGCGGTCGGAATTCCGCCACCAGCAGATCACGCTGGGCGTAACGTGTTTTCTCATAGCCGTCGTAAACTGCCTTGGCACGGTTGAGGGCCTGCTGATCGCCGATCGACGACATCTCCTGCGCGCTGAAGCGTCCGCCGCGCAGCGCGTCCCGGAAGGAGTTCACCGCTGGCGATTCCTCCGGCTCCTTGACCTCGATCACTCGCTCCGTGTCGCCGTTGGAGGCCGCGATCTTCACATCCGCCGCGACGACGGTTTTTTCCTCCGGCGCGATGGGCGTGACTTTTTCTTGGGCCTGATGGGGGGGTACGGCCATCGCTTCCAACGGCCCAAAGCGTCGCATCGTCACAAACCGATAGAATCCCGGTTCGCCTTTGCGGCGATCCATGAGAAGACCAGACAAGCAGGGGATTTCCTCCCAGCCTTCGTTAAACAAGGCAGCGAGTTCATCATTTGCCTCTCTCGTATAATAAAAGGTATCGTTGACCCCGATCTTCTTGATTCGCTGCACCACCGTTTTGACTTCCACCGGGCACACTTTCAATTCACCGGCCCCGTTCTGCACCGTCTGCATATCCAGCAGATGGTTCGCGCTTTCGTTCTCGATCTCTTCCTTCAGCGCGTCCAGTTCTTTGCGCAGGTCGTCGAGCAACGCCTGGTACTCGTCCGCCACCTGCTGCCGGATCACTTCCTCGACAGTGCCTTCGATGTCAGCGGGCTTCCAATTCCGAAAAGTAAGCGGTGGGAGCACCGTTACTTCGTCGTCAGTGACGCTGATGACATTGCCCGATCCGCTGCCATCGAGACGGGTGACGAAAGCGCCGAACTTCGCCTGCTCCGGTTGCACCAGATCGACCCGCTTCCAGGTCACGGGGTCAGGCCTGGTAGTGACGCGGTAGTCTTGACTGTTGTTGTTCAGACCGGGGATGGCGACAATCGTTCCCTGCTGACCTCTTTTGTGGACGACGCTCTCGCCGATGCTGTAGGACGCCTGCGATAAATTGCTTTCTGCTTCTGCTTGTGTCATGATGAACTCCTTTATTGTTTTAGAACGATAGTAAGGTAAACAAAATGGAACTGAAAAATGCGATTGACCTCTTTATCGGCAGGTATCAAAACGCAGGCACCCGTGAAGCGTATCAGTACGTGCTCGTCGATATGCGCGATTTCATCGGCCCGAAACGCCTGGTCAGCGAAATCAGACCGGAGCACCTGGAGGAGTATCATCAGCACGTCCAGAAGCGCGATCTGTCCCCGGCCACCGTGCGGAAATATGTGAAGACCTTCAAGACGTTCTACCTGTGGGCAGTCCGCATCGAACTCATCGACAAATCACCCGCCCGCGAGGTCACGACCCCCGGCAAGCCTCATAATGTGAGCCGGGAGAAAGCGATGACGGACGAGGAACTCGATCAGATTCTGGATTACGTCAAATGGAAACCCCGCGACCACGCCCTGATCTTGTTCCTGGCGGATACGGGTTGTCGGGCCGGGGGCGCTGCTTCGCTCACCTTGAACAATTTAGATATCCCCAACCGGCACGCGAAGGTGACGGAAAAAGGGGACAAGACCCGTCCAGTCGCTTTCGGCGATCTCTGTGCTCATGCGCTCCAGGTGTGGTTGATCAGACGACCTGCCAAAGCGGGAATTTTCGTCTTCAGCCGGAAAGCCGAGCCGCTTACCTCCGCGACCATCTCCCAGGCGGTGCGCCGTGCCTGCAAAATGGTTGGCATTCGATCCCTGGGTGCGCATTCGCTGCGCCACCGCAAAGGCCATCAGTTCGCCGATGGCAAGATCGCGCCGACGCTGGCCGCGACCGCGCTCGGCCACAAGAATATCACGACCACGTTGGAGCATTACTACCCGGGGGATTGGGAATCAGCCGAGAAGGAACTCCGCCGCCTGGCGGTAGCCGACACTTCGTCTCAGAAGATTATCCACTTGAGAGAAGAACACAGGTAAGCAGGGGCATTTCCATCTTACACAGAAAATTCATAGACGGTGAGGACCGGGGTTCAAATCCCCGCGCCCCGACAGACCCTGCCCCTTCTGACCCCATTCTGTCACGAAAAAGGGTCTGAAGACAGGGTTGAAAGCTATGCGGCTGTTAAGCTGCACCGGCGGACGAGTCCGCCAATAATGGCAAACCCCACTACTCGGCAGTTTTCAGCCTGGGACGAGTAGTGGGGTTTCTCTCTTAGGGTTTCCGATATCCTCAATGACTTCGACTACTGCCGGATCGCGCCAATCAAGGCCATAAAATTCTGCCAACCGGATCACACTCGGAGCGAGGTTTGCGACCTCGACTGCATCGACCTCGGTGTAGCGGACTACGGTATTGATCGCGATGCCGGTCTTCTTGCTGACAGCATATGGCGTCAATCCGGTTGCGTCATGTGCTGCCTTGAACCTAACGATAAATTTCGCCATGTGCTCCCTTTCTATTATGCCGACTATCGGATCGCGCCAATCAAGGCCATAAAATTCTGCCAACCGGATCACACTCGGAGAGAGGTTTGCGACCTCGACTGCATCGACCTCGGTGTAGCGGACTACGGTATTGATCGCGATGCCGGTCTTCTTGCTGACAGCATATGGCGTCAATCCGGTTGCGTCAT